CCTCAAAATTCCCCCGGCGGGATATTTTCAAAAAGCTTTCTCATTCTCCCGTGGGCAAAAGTCCCCGTAAGTAGATAGGAAGTCTCTGATGGGCAACCAAATCCCTAAGACTCTTGTTGTTCTTCCCTCCACCACTGCCGCTCCATCCAACCAGGCGCCTACTCCGGTCGTCCTGAAGAATACTGATGGTACTGCTTTCGCTCCTTTTACCACCAAGGCTGCGTATCAGGCCAATAGTACGGCTACCGACGTTGCCGGGTTGGTTGCGGACTTTAACGCTCTCCTTACCAAGCTCAAGGCCGCCGGCCTCATGGCTGCTTCCTAAGCCTCTTATTTTTCTGAAATAATTTCGCTTAGATTGAAAGGAGTTGCGTTGTGTCTGGAAGACGTACGACTACCTCTTCCGATGAATCCCCACAAAAAAGACCTCCAGCGACGACTCCGGAAGGTCGAGAGAATCAGCTTATTCTTTTAGCGACAGACCTTGCCGAAAAACAGCTAAGAGAAGGTACTGCGTCGGCTCAGGTTATTTCGCATTATCTTAAGTTGGCTTCTACTCGTGAGAAACTTGAGCAAACTCGCCTTGCTGGTGAGATACAATTAAACAAGGCGAAGATAGATCAAATTCAATCAACGACAAATTCCGAAGCGCTCCTTTTGAAAGCAATTGCTGCCATGACGAGTTATAGAGGAACTGTCGATCTACAAGGCGAAGACGACTATCGAGATGATTAGATCATACTCAGAGCTTTGTCGTCTATCGACTCTTGAAGAGAGATTTAAATACCTCGCTTTATACGAGCGAGTTGGACAAGCCACTTTTGGATTTGATCGATACATCAATCAAGCTTTCTATAAATCGTCCGAATGGCGTAGCATTCGTCATCATATCATTCTAAGGGATGGCGGTTGTGATTTAGGTATCTCTGGTTATGACATTCATACGGCTATGATTATTCATCACCTCAATCCTATGACTCCTCGAGAGATCATAAATGATGACGAAGCCATATTGAATCCAGAGTTTCTTATCACCACGACTTTGAGAACACATAACGCTATCCACTTCGGTGACGAGAAGCTTCTACCTAGACCTTTGGTCAAACGTCGTCCCGGTGATACAAAATTGTGGTAGGAAATATCTATGAAGGATCCTCGTCCCGATTGGGATACGTATTATTTGAACATAGCAAAAGCTGTGTCAAAAAGAGCCGATTGTACCCGACGTCAAGTAGGGGCTCTTATAGTTAATGGCTCTAGGATCGTCTCAACGGGCTACAATGGCGCTCCAGCGAAGGCCCCTGGATGTTTGACAGAAGGAGCTTGTCCTCGAGGACAACGAACTCTTGACGATATTCTTCCGGGATCTAGCTATGACACGGGTCCTGGAGCATGTATTGCTCTCCATGCGGAACAGAATGCTATTATTCGAGCAGGATTAGAATGTCGTGGTTCTATTCTTTATGTTACCGATCAACCTTGTGATGGATGCGATCGCCTGATTCAAGGGTCCGGTATTATTCGGGTCGCTTATCCAGAAGGAGGAATTCTGTACTCATGAGAGTAAAACTCATTGCTCATACCATCGTCGTGGATAATATTCCTGGTTACATCCCCCATGAGTATCCACCAACACCGAGTGATGATCTCGGTGAACAGGCCGGCCGACTGTGTTATCTTTCTTGGGATAGACCCAATCCGGCTACATCGACTAACGATGGGTATTTGGGGAACATTATCGATCAAAGACATTTTTCTGTGATGGAACATGCCAGCGCATCGTTCTATCTCGAAGATGTTTCTCGAGCATTTCTTCTAGAACTTGAGCGTCATCGTCACCTTTCATATTCTGTGGTGAGTCAACGATATGTTGATGCCACTCAGTTTGATATGACTGAGCATCCCGAGTTGAAAAAGCTGAGTAAAGTCACTAAAATTCGGATTCATGCTTTACATCTTCTCGCCAAGAAGCTCTATGTCGATATTGTCAAAGAACTTACTGAGTTGGGGGATAAGCGAAAGACGGCTCGAGGTGCTGCCCGAACAGTTCTTCCTGAAGGTCTCGAGACTAGACTTCTTGTTACTGGAAACATGCGGGCGTGGAGAGACATGCTGGATCAGCGTCTTTCCGAATCTGCTGATAGCGAGATTCGACAAGTATCCATGCTCATTCTGGAGCATCTGCAGAAAATTGCCCCCGGGGTTTTCCAGGACTTTTACTAAGATGGGATATTTCGGACATGACTGACAACAATCCGCATCCGGTTGATGAGAATCCGGAAAGTTTTATCGGTGAGGCTACTGCTGATCCCTGGGATGATGATTCTCAGACCGATTGGCCCAGCGAAACCATCGATGTTCCGGAGGTGACTGAGTAATGAGTACTTGGACACTCGTTCCTCCACTGAAGGCCGCTTTCGTTCAGCTGGACGCGGAATTTCCTAATCGGGATAGGACTACTGACGGAGCCAAAGGCGATGATGAACACGCCGCGCGGGTCAGTTCTCATAATCCTGACGAAACCGGAAATCCGGAATTCAGCGACAAAGATGGCATCAATGAGGTCCGTGCTATCGACATTGATAAGGATCTTCGTCACGCTACAGTTACAGCAGAGCAGGTTGTTCAACTGTGGGTGAAGCAGTGTCGGGCAGGACTTATGCCTTGGATTCGATACATGATTTTCAATGGTCGAATTTGGCACGTCCGCGATGGCTATACAACTCGTGTGTACACGGGAAGTAATAAGCATACGGATCATATTCATATTACTTCCGCATTCAATCAGGCTTCTGATAATCTTACGACTGCAGATTATTTCTTGCGTTATCTGCGACCTTCCGTTCCCAAGCCCCCAACAAAGCCTCAGATCCTTGAAGTTGATGGTATCTTGGGTCCGAAAACCATTTCTCGATGGCAGCAGGTTATGGGTACTCCGGTGGATGGCAAGATCGACTCTAAAGATAGTGCTCTGGTTCGGGCGGTTCAGAAGAAACTGAGGATCGTCGATTACCGTCTTCAGATTGATGGAGAGGGAATCCGTCAGGATGGTCATCGTACTCGGACTATCGAGGCTCTTCAGCGTTATCTTAAGTGTCCTGTGGATGGTTTCCTGAGCGTTCCTACTTCTCGAACGATCGTCGCTCTTCAGCGACGGTTGAATGAGAATCGATTCTAGCAAGAGAGGAGGTCCCATGTGAACAGTATCCTGACTAGTGTGAAGAAAATGCTTGGTGTGGTCGAAGATAACGTGGACTTCGATGATGAATTAATTCTTCATATTAATTCAGTATTTCCCACCTTGAATCAATTGGGTATTGGGCCTGAGAATGGATTCATGATCGAGGATGATACCGCCACATGGGACCAATTCCTCGGTGATAATCTTCTTTTAAACGATGCGAAAACTTATATTTTCCTTCGGGTTAAACTTCTCTTTGATCCCGCCCAAACAAGCTATCTGATTGATGCGCTTAACAAGCGTGCTGACGAGATTGCTTGGAGAATGAACGTTGTCCGAGAAACAACCGAATGGGTTAACCCCAATCCACCAAGTCTTCCCATCGGAGATCTTATTCTCGATGGTGGAAGTTCCTAGGAGGAGCTGTGGATCTTACAAGAGGAATAAGGTTTAGATTACGTCGAGACACTGCTGCTAATTGGACGTCAAAAAATCCACGACTTCTTTTGGGAGAGCCTGGCTTTGAAATTGACACCAATAAACTGAAAATTGGCGATGGTCTCAACACATGGGTAAATTTGGATTACCTGACTGGTGCGGGCTCTGATGGCGATTCTGCCTATGAAGTTGCTGTCGCTAATGGTTTTGTTGGAACTGTTGAGGAATGGCTTGATTCTTTAGTGGGTCCGCCGGGAACCGATGGTACTAATGGAACCAACGGAACCAACGGAACTAATGGAACTAATGGAACCAACGGAACTAATGGTTCTCCAGGTCTTTCCGCTTATCAGATAGCTGTAAATAACGGTTTTGTCGGAACAGAATCTCAGTGGTTGGCTTCTTTAATAGGATCTGACGGAGTAGACGGAAATGATGGGGAATCAGGTCTTTCCGCTTATCAGATAGCTGTAAATAACGGTTTTGTCGGAACAGAATCCGAATGGTTGACCTCTCTAGCAGGTTCTGATGGTGTAGATGGTATTGATGGTTCACAAGGTATATCTGCATATCAAGTGGCCGTGAATAATGGTTTTATCGGAACAGAATCTGAATGGCTTACTTCTTTGATCGGGGCGGACGGAACCGACGGTACTAATGGGACCAACGGAATCGATGGTTCAGACGGTGTAGATGGTGCCGATGGAGAACCAGGGCCTAGTGGAGGAGTGTATCCTCTCGAGGGATATGGATTCATTGCTTCCAGCATACCGATTGAATCGGCAAATCAATCCAGTACTGTGGGTAACTGGATGGTTCGTATGTGGGTTCCTGCAGGAAAGGTCATTTCCAAAGTCGGCTTGTATATCATCTCCGCCAACGGAACCCCTCCGAGTTCTGGCTACAATGGATTTGCTGTATATACAGACGCCGGCGTTCTTCTCCAAGATACCGGAGCCACTGATAACAACTTATGGCAGACTGCCGGTTGGAAAATGAAGAGTTTGGCTTCTTCAATAGCAGCCGAATCTTCTGGAAGATTTGTTCGTGTGGGTATATCCATAGAAAATGCCTCGGCCGAGATTCTCTACGTTTCCCATGGAGGTTTCACCACAGTTTATAACGGAGGAGATATTACCACTCATCGCCGGGTCTATGTTGCCCCCACAAGAACGCCTCAGTTCCCAGCAACTATCGATCCGAGTACTGAAGGTAGTGTATATTCCTATATACCGCTCCTCGTTTTAGCTTAATGGAGAAGACATGGATAACGCGGGAAACTCTTGTGTGATTGTAGCCATTCCATCGGTAGACGATGTTGTATGGAAGCTTTCAAGTGAAAAAATTCCCCATATGACTTTGTGTTATTTGGGGGATGTAATCGATGATCCACAACGAATGCATATTCTTGAATACCTTGAGCATGTTATTTCCACCAGCATGCCTTATAAATTTGGCATGAGTGTTGATCGTCGTGGAACTCTTGGTCCCGAAAACGCTGATGTCTTGTTCTTTGGGGATTATAACCTCCAAAAACTCGAACAATTCAGGTCGTATCTTCTTCAGGATGATCAACTTTATCGAATGTATAATTCTGTTCCACAGTACCCTAAATTTACTCCGCATTTGACTATGGGATATCCAAGTTCTCCAGCTCCTCAAGACGATAGAGATTATCCAGGAATTAGTTGGATTAATTTCGATCGCATTGCTTTGTGGACAGGAGATTATTCCGGCCCAGAATTCATGCTTGTAGAGAAATCAATGGATGAAGTTCGTATGGGTGATATGGGGAAAATCTCCGCTAAAGATATTCTTGAGCATTTCGGTACCAAAGGAATGCGTTGGGGAATCATTCGCGATAAACTCCGCGGTGGGGCAGACTCTCCAGATTCTTCTAAAGTTTCGGAGCTTCGTAAACGTGCGCAGCGAGGTGGAGTTCGTACACTTAGCGATGGCGAACTGAGAACTTTGAATAATCGATTGAATATGGAGAAAAAATACAGCGAAGCGATGAGTGAGCTGAATAAGAAGAAAGATGAACGACGCAAGTTCATGCTCGATATTTTGACCACAGTTGGTAAAGAAGTTATTTCTCATCTTATCCGTCAGAAAATGACAAAAACTTCTTCGAGTCGAAGTAGCTATAAATTTGTCGATGGTCATATCATTGAAGCCGGAAGCAAAGCGATCGGATCGAAATAGAAAGGAGGTTTTGTAATGGCGCTATCGAATACGGCAACTCCAATATATTACGGTATGTTCCGTAATGCCGTAATGCGGGGGGAAATTCCTGTCAACGAGGAAATTTCCATGGAGATGAATCGGATCGATGCGCTCATTGCCGACCCTCGTTACTATTATGACGATAAAGCCATCGAAGGTTGGATTCTTTTTTGTGAAAACGAACTCACGTTAACCGATGGCGGCGATCTGGTTCTTCTTCCCTCTTTTAAATTGTGGGCCGAACAACTATTGTCTTGGTATCACTATGTAAAAAAGATGGTGTATGTTTCTGACCCATCACATCCTCTCGGCGGGATTTTTAAAGAGAAATACGTTCTCAAGAGATTAGTAAAAAAACAATATCTCATCGTTGCTCGAGGAGCAGCAAAATCTCTTTATGAATCTTGTCTTCAAAGTTATTTTCTCAACTGTGATACTGATACTACTAAACAAATCACTGTTGCTCCAACTATGAAACAAGCTGATGAAGTGATGTCCCCTATTCGAACGGCAATTGTTCGATCTAAAGGGCCGTTATTTCAATTCCTTACTGAAGGTTCCTTGCAGAATACTACCGGTTCTCGATCTTTGCGCCAGAAATTGGTGTCCACTAAAAAAGGGATCGAGAATTTCTTGACGAATTCCATACTTGAAATACGACCTATGTCTATTGATAAACTTCAAGGTCTTCGTCCTAAGTATTCTACGGTTGATGAATGGCTTTCCGGTGATGTTCGAGAAGATGTTATCGGTGCCATTGAACAAGGCGCAAGTAAAGATGGTGCTGAATATCTTATCGTTGCGGTAAGTTCTGAAGGAACTGTTCGTAATGGTAGTGGGGACAGTATTAAAATAGAGTTGGCGCAAATTCTTCGAGGAGAACAAGAAGCGCCTGAAATTTCTATATGGCACTATCGATTGGACGATATTAAAGAAGTCGCCGATCCTCGAATGTGGCCGAAAGCAAATCCAAACATCGGTTTGACTGTATCTTATGATGTATATCAGCGTGATGTTGAGAGAGCCGAAAAGGTTCCGGCAGCAAGAAATGATATTCTTGCTAAGAGATTTGGCATCCCTATGGAGGGATACACATATTTCTTTACTTATGAGGAAACATTACCACATAGTCGTCGATCTTTTAATGGTATGCCTTGTTCTTTGGGTGCCGACCTCTCTCAAGGAGACGACTTCTGTGCTTTTACGTTCTTATTCCCCATGGGACGTAATGGTAAATTTGGCGTGAAGACTAGAAGCTACATTACATCATTGACTTTAAAGAAACTTCCTTCGGCTTCTCGTTTGAAATACGAAGAGTTTATCAATGAAAAGAGCCTCCATGTCATGGAGGGCACAATTCTTGATATGATGGAAGTTTATGAAGATTTAGACGATTTCATCATCGAACACGAATACGACGTACGGTGTTTGGGATTTGACCCATACAATGCTAAGGAATTTGTTACTCGTTGGGAACAAGATAACGGTCCTTTCGGTATCGAGAAAGTCATTCAAGGTTCTCGAACTGAATCGGTTCCTTTGGGCGAGTTAAAAACTCTTAGTGAACAAAAATTTCTTATATTTGACGAGAAACTTATGTCTTTTGCCATGGGTAACGCCATCACTCTTGAGGATACCAACGGTAATCGAAAACTTTGGAAGAAGCGTTACGAAGAAAAGATCGACAACGTTGCTGCTTTGATGGATGCCTGGATTGCATACAAGATCAACAAGGAGGCGTTCGAATAATGACGAATGTCACCACGTTCGGGAAGGAGGTGAGTTATGGGCTTTATTGATTCCCTTAAGCACGCTTGGAACGTCTTCAAGGATCCTAAGTCTTATGAATTCCGTGGCAACGGTTCTAGTGGCGGTGGATATGGGTATCATCCCAACCGACCACGCTTTAGATATTCCAACGAGCGGTCCATCCTTGCCTCGATCTTCACGCGTCTGGGTATCGATGTTGCGGAAGCTGATATTTTACATGTTCAGTTAGATAACGAAGGTCGTTATCTGGAAACTCGAAAAAGTGGTTTGAATTATTGTCTAACTGTTGAACCGAATATTGATCAATCACCTACACATTTTCGTCGAGACATTGTCTTGACTTTATGTGACGAAGGAGAGGCGGTCATTGTTCCGGTTGAAACCACCATCGATCCTGAAAGTGGTAGTTATGACATTAAAAATCTTCGAGTGGGCAAAGTTGTCAGCTATCCTCGAGGTTCCAGCGAGTTTGTGACTATTAAAGTCTATAACGAACAGGTTGGACAAGAGGAACAGATCACAGTAAGCAAAAAACTTGTCGCTATCGTAGAAAATCCTTTCTATGCGGTGATGAACGAACCAAACTCTACCTTGAAACGACTGATTCATAAACTGAATCTTTTGGATGCAGTGGATGATCAAAGCAGTTCCGGAAAGCTAGATCTCATCATTCAGTTGCCGTATGTGGTGAGATCTGACGCTCGTCGTCAGCAGGCAATGCAGCGAAGAACTGATATTGAAAATCAGCTTAAAGGTAGCAAATACGGTATTGCTTATACAGACGGTACGGAGAAAGTTACTCAGCTTAACCGACCTGCTGAAAACAATCTTCTTAAGCAAATTGAATATCTTACCAATCTGCTTTATGTTCAGTTGGGTTTGACAGCGGAAGTAATGAATGGTACGGCAGATGAAGCCACCATGCTTAACTACAATAACCGAACGGTTAAACCTTTCTTGACGGCTATTGCTGAAAGTATGAAACGTAAGTTCTTGACCAGAACGGCCATTACTCAAGGGCAGTCCATTGCATTCTTCCGTGACGCTTTCAGTTATGTGCCCCTGAGTCAGATCGCTGAAATTGCCGATAAGTTCACTCGTAATGAGATTCTGTCTTCAAACGAGATTCGACAAGGGATTGGGTTCAAACCCTCACAAGATCCTAAAGCAGACCAACTTCGCAATAGCAATATGCCTCAATCAGCTCTTGGTATAGAATCGACAAATGAAGAACAAGTCTCTGAAGATAATCAAGTTCAATCGATGCTTGATTCTTTAGGTACAGAGCTTGATGGGGTTCTTAAGGAGTTGGAAAATGCCACTGCTTGAGGAATTCGTTCACGACTGTATTAAACATTATCAGACTGTAGGATACGATCCTGCCGAACGAAGAGAACGTTATCTTCGTGAAAGAGAACTTCTCGGTCGAAAACCTACCGCAGTAAAGAAACCTCTGCCTAAACGTTCCACTTCGAAAACTTCACAGAAGATTTCGACTTTACCTTCTACTAAAAAGCTGATTCCTAAAAAGGATCCGGCACAAAGACGTAAAGAAGTGGAAGCAAAGGTTGAAGAACTTAAAGGGCGTTTGGCTCGACTCAAAGAAATTCTTGCTCAACTAGTAGAGCAAGCTAAGGCTCGTAGTGGTGTGAAAGAATCGGATAACAAAGATGAGAAGACTTCGACTAGACGTTCTTCAACTTCTAAGTTGACTGATAAGCAAAAAGCCGATAAGGCCAAAGCTCAGCAGGATTACTATGAGAAACACAAAGATGAAATTCTTGACAAACAGGTGAAGACTTTGGACAGTCAAATTAAATCTGTTGCTCAGAAGATCAAAGACATGCGGGAGAAACTTGCCGCCCCAGCAGTGAGGCCCGTCAATAGAACCCGGCTCTGAACCAGTCGGAATCCACCTAGGAAGAAAGGGGAAGGTCAAAATGGTAGATCCGGATTTTAGCGGTTACGCCACGAAGACCAATATTGAGTGTTCCGACGGTCGAACTATCATGCCGGATGCTTTTAAGCATATGGATAAGGTGAAGGTTCCGCTGGTCTGGCAGCACGTGCATAACGACATCGAGCAAGTTCTCGGTCATGCTGTTCTAGAAGCTCGCCCCGATGGTGTCTATTCTTATGGATATCTTAATGATACTCCACAGGGTCGATCTGCTAAGAAGATGGTGCAGAATGGAGATGTTGATTCTCTCTCCATCTATGCTAATCAGTTGGTGGAAAGATCTAAGAAGGTCTTCCATGGGTTTATCAAAGAGCTCAGTTTGGTGATTGCCGGCGCTAATTCTGGCGCAAAGATTGATAACGTTAATCTTGCTCATGGTGATGGTTTGGTTACAGAACTCGAGGATGAAGTCATCATTTCGATGGGTATTCCTTTCGATTCTTTGGCTCACTCGGAGGAGGATGCTTCTCCTGAGGACGAAAACGAAGAGGACAACGATTCCGATAATGATCAGGATGAGGTTGTCGAACATGCGGATGGGAAAGAGGAAACTCTTCAGGATGTATTTGACACCCTGACTCCCAAACAGCAAGGTCTCTTTGATTACATGCTCAACGTTGCTCTCGATGAGGTAAAGACAAAGGACGATGTCACTCATTCCGAGAAAAATCCGGAAGAGAACAGTCTCGCTCACAAGGAAGGTATTGACGACATGGGTACTACCCGTAACATTTTCGATCAGAGCAAGACTGACTCTGACAAGAAGACCGTGATCACCCACGATGACATCAAGGGTATTTTCGAGCACGGCAAGAAGTGTGGCTCCTTCAAGGAGGCCGTGTATGCCTTTGTGAACGAGCGTGGTCTTCAGCACGGCATCGAGGATATTGAGGTTCTCTTCCCGGACGCTAAGACTCTTTCTACCACTCCAGAGTTCGACAAGCGGCGCACCGAGTGGGTGTCCCGCGTTTTGGGTTCGGTTCACAAGACCCCCTTTGCTCGCATCAAGACGATCTCCGCCGACATTACTCAGGATGAAGCCCGCGCAAAGGGTTACATCAAGGGTAATATGAAGAAGGAAGAGTGGATCGGTGTTAGTAAGCGATCCACCGACCCCACCACGATCTATAAGAAGCAGTCTTTGGATCGCGATGATATTCTCGACATCAGCGATTTCGATGTTGTTATGTGGCTCATGGGCGAAATGCGTTTGATGCTTGAGGAGGAAATTGCACGAGCCATCCTTATCGGCGATGGTCGTGACGTTTCTGACAACGACAAGGTGAAGGACCCTATGGGTGCTTCTAGTGGTCCTGGTATTCGTTCGATCATCAACGATCACGAGTTCTACACGACCACGTTGTTTGTGAACGTTGGTGACGCGAGCTCCAGCTATGAGGAGATCGTGGATGCAGTCATGGATGGCATGGAGTACTGGAAGGGTACTGGTACCCCCACGTTCTTCACGACTATTCGTGAGTTGAACAAGTTTAAGAAGGCTCGTGATGCCGATGGTCGGCGTCTTTACACCTCGAATGCTCAGGTTGCTGAGGCTCTTGGTGTGGATCAGGTCGTCACTGTCGAGCCCATGAATGAGATCGCGGATCTTGTTGGTATCATTGTCAACCTGTTCGATTACAACATCGGTACGAACAAGGGTGGCGAGATCACCTCATTCGACGACTTCGATATCGACTACAACCAGTACAAGTATCTGATGGAGACCCGCCTTTCGGGTGCCCTGACGAAGCTGAAGACTGCTCTGGTCATTCGTAAGACGACCTCTACCAACGTTCTGGCCACCCCAACTAAGCCGTCCTTCGTCAGTTCGACTGGTGTGGTGACGATCCCGACCGTTACTGGTGTGGTCTACAAGGACGCTCCTGGTGGAACCACCATCTCTGCTGGTGCTATGACGGCTCTGGACCCGGGTGAGTCTGTGACCATCTACGCTGAGCCGGCTTCGGGCTACTACTTCGCCGACACCATCAACGACTCTTGGCCGTTCAAGCGTCCGGCAGCGTAATAAAATAAATGTAGAGGCCATGGTGAAAAGGTTCAGCGGAAAGATTGGATTTGCTGACGGTACGACAGAAATTCGTCCTGGTGTATGGGAAGACGTCATGATCGAACGCTCATATTATGGAGACGTGGTCAGAGACGCCCCCCGATTCCAGGAAGGGGATAAGATCAATCTAGATCTGTCGGTGAGGAATTCCATTCGTATCGTCGCAGACGCTTATGCCAGTGAACATATATTTGCCATGCGCTACATCAAGTGGCAGGGGACGCTGTGGGTCATCTCAGATGTTGAAGTACAGCGTCCTCGACTCTTGCTGAGGCTAGGGGGTGTTTATAATGGGATCAAGGTCTGATCTACAGACTTTATTAGAGTATACGATTGGTTCTTCTAACGTATATTTCCAACCACCCTCTAGTTTTCAAATGGCATATCCGTGCATTGTTTATAAACCTGACGATGCAACTACTATGTTCGCTGACGATATTCCTTATCGCTATACCAAGCGATATACGATTACCGTTATGGACCACGATTCGGACAGTCTTCTTCCGGATAAGATCGCTATGTTGGCGAGATGTGTCTTTAATCGGTTTTATGTGGTGGATAAACTTCATCACAATGTCTTCTTGATGTATTACTGAGGAGAAATAAATGAGTAGACTTACATGGGGCCAGCCCAGCGATCGTTTGTACGAGACGGGCGTTAAGCAGGCGGTCCTCTACAAGCAGAATGGCGCCGGCGCGTATACTAATGGTTACGCGTGGAATGGTATGACTGCGGTTACCGAGTCTCCCAGTGGTGCTGAGTCGACCAAGTTGTATGCTGATGATTCTGTATATCTGAATCTTCTCTCTGTTGAAGAGTTTGGCTGCACCATTGAGGCATACACATATCCCGATGAGTTTGCCGAGTGTGACGGCTCTGCAGAGCCAAGCGCTGGAGTCTCTATTGGTCAGCAGACTCGTAAGCCGTTTGGTTTCTGTTACCGCACTCGTATTGGAAACGCCATTACCGAGGATCTCGGTTACAAGTTGCATATTGTTTATGGCGCACTTGCCGCTCCTTCGGAGAAGGCTTATGCTACTGTTAATGATTCTCCGGAAGCTATCACTTTCAGTTGGGAAGTGTCGACTACTCCGGTTGCGGTGACGGGTCGTAAGCCTACTGCAAGCTTGGTGATCGATTCCACTAAGGTTGACCCCACCACGCTTGCCGCTCTCGAGGACATTCTTTACGGAACGACGGGTACGGATCCTTCGCTCCCCATGCCCGACGACATCATTGCAATGTTCGAAGGAACCTTGACTCTGGTTACCCCGACGGTTCCTTCTTATAACGGTACGACTCATGTTATCACCATCCCGACGGTGACCGGAGTAACGTATTACATTGATGATGAGATTGTGACTGGAACGGTGACGTTGACTACGGGACAGAACAAGCTTGTCATTGCTCGTGCAAATATCGGATACTACTTCCCGGATCCGATCGATTCAGACTGGCTGTACACCTACTAAGGTTGATGGAAAGGAGACCAGAGAATGCTTACTATTGAGATTCTCACCGGAACGTTTTACGACGAATCGACAAGTAAGTTCATTGAAAAAAAGTTTTCTTTGGACATGGAACATTCTCTGGTCTCTTTGTCAAAATGGGAGTCGGAGTTTGAAAAGCCTTTTCTTGGACGAGAAGGTTTGACTTATGAAGAAACTCTTCGATATTATCAATTGATGGTTCTCACACCAAACACCCCTCCGGAGATTTTTCAGCATCTTTCTCAGAAGAATGTGGATGATATTCAGGAATATGTTTCTAGAAAACATACAGCTACGACATTCAATGAACTGACTCCACACCGTCCTAATCGAGAAGTTATCACTGCTGAAATCATTTACCACTGGATGAATGTTCATAATATCAGTATGGAATGCCAAAATTGGCATCTTAACGCTTTAATTACGTTCATCAGAGTGTGTAATATCAAGAATTCTCCACAAAAGAAAATTCCGCGACACGAACAAGCTGCTCAACAGCGAGCTCTGAATGCTCAACGGCGCGCACAGCTTGGTAGTACTGGATAGAGAGGGGTTTGTCATGCCACGTTTGACTTGGGGCACTCCTGGGGAGAAATTTTACGAAACAGGCATTAGTCAAGCAGTATTGTTTGTTGGGTCTTCTCCAGGCGTACCATGGATTGGTGTTACCAGTATAGAAAAAGCTTCCTCTGGCGGTGGAGCTAGACCTTATTATCTTGACGGTAAAAAGTATTTGAATGTTTCAGAATCAGAAGAATTTGAAGCGACCATTAATGCTTTAAATTCTCCTCTGGAGTTTGCGCCTTGTGATGGCATTACTTCTGTTCAAAACGGATTATTTGTTACGGGTCAATCCAGAAAATCTTTTGGTCTATCTTATAAGACCATTGTGGGAAACGATATCGATAAATCCGATCACGGATACAAGATCCACATTGTATATAATGCTTTGGCGGCACCCTCCAACAAGTCAAACACCAGTGTTAGTGGATCGGTTAATGTCGTAGCTAATAGTTGGAAGATTACTAGTATGGCGCCCAGTATTACTGGTTTGAAGCCTACTGCATATTTGATGATTGATTCTCGATATACAGATCCAGATATTCTTCTTGAAGTAGAAGATATTTTGTATGGAACCGAAGCGGATCCTTCACGACTACCAACTCCTGATGAATTGATAGCTTTATTTACGCCCTAAAGAGGTAACATGACAAGATTGACATGGGACTCTCAACCTCTCTATCAGATGGGTTTACATCAAGGAGTGTTTTATCCTCCAACGGGTCCTGGTGAACCTTGGAATGGGCTTATTTCTGTAGGGGAAGAAGACGAGTCTGAAATCTCAACTACGTATATCGATGGGGTAAAGAATTATCAACGTCGACGAAGAGGATATTTTTCGGGAAATATTCAAGCATATACTTACCCCGATAACTTTTATAGTGATATTCTTATTCGACGAAAAACTCCTTCTTTCGGATTGAGTTATAGAACAAATGATAAAATTCACTTGGTCTATAATGTTCTTTTAGCTCCAGAACAGCAATCACATACTCAAAAATCCACCGACTCTTTTTCTTGGAGTTTTTCCACCTTACCTATTGATATGCCTGATAATACTCTCGGTTCTCATATTATCATAGATACAAATATTGCTTATTCTTCTACCATAGAAGATTTAGAAAACGTTTTGTATGGAACCGAAGCGGAAAACGCAAGACTTCCCACTCCTTTTGAAATATTTGATATTTTTGAAGAGAATTCCATTCTTAGAGTGATTGATCATGGAGATGGAACTTTCACTGTAGAAGGACCGGATTCGGCTATTCAGATGCTTGATTCAACAACTTTTGAAATCACATGGCCGTCCGCGGTCTATATTGACGCCGTCAGCTATACGATTCATTCGTTGTAGAAAGGAAGTATCGTGGCTACAGTTACTGGTTATACTGCCGAAAGAATGCAAGAAATAGAAGACGGTACCATTGTCAGTGGTGTTATTAATGGATCTGGGGATTTGATCCTTACGAGACATGATGGCGGTACTGTTAATGCTGGCCCGGTTCTCGGGACCGTTCCAGACGCAAGCGATACCGTCAAAGGTATTGTTGAACTTGCTACTTCGTCAGAAACAGCGGCTTTAACCGATACCACAAGAGCTGTAACCCCCGGCGGTCTTGCCGCCACAATTAATGGCTTAGATACACGACTTGATACTCTTGAAGCCCTACCTGGATCCAAAGTACAATCCATCACAGCTCCTGCGGAAAGTGCGTCATATTCTTCATACCCCACAGGAATCTCCATTGCATATGTTGGTTCTGGTTCTGGATGGTCTTTGAACAGCGGTTTTGGATCCATCGTTACTGTTAATCAAAACAGTGATCGCTGCGTTCAGACTTTTTACACCAACGATGGTGGCTCGGCGATTCCTAAATCTTGGTTCAGAACTTATCATAGTTCTGGCGGTGGCGGCGGATGGACTGCTTGGACGCAAATTCACTCTGGGCCGGCTTTGGCTTTGATGGATTTGGTATATCCTGTTGGTTCTATATATATGTCGACGGTGAGCACCAGTCCGGCCACACTTTTCGGTATAGGAACCTGGGTTGCTATTGAGGGGAAGTTCCTTATTGGAGCCGATGGCACATATACCAATGGGTCGACAGGTGGAGCTGCTACAAAAACGTTAACCACTACAGAACTTCCAGCACACACTCATGGAGCAGGAACATATTCTGCAGTAAGCAATGGTTCTCACGTCCACAGTCTTGGTGAAGATCAAGACGGAGCGAATGGTAATACGGAATGGATCAACCACTCCACTGGTATTACTGGCTCGGAGAGAAATTATAGCAACGCCATGACTTCGGCTGGAGCACATACACATACTTTGACGGGATCTTCGGCCTCTGCTGGTACTGGATCTGCATTCTCTATGCTTCCACCATATTTATCTGTTTATATATGGAAGAGAACGGCCTGATATCTAGGAGATGAAATGTCTGTAGAAGAATGTTTTGTGGTTCTACCTTTTATCAGATATGACGGAACCAATGAAGCGGAAATCCTTCAGGAAGCAACTGATCCTGAATCTGGAGAATGGTCTTATACCGAGGAAAATGGTGTACTGACTATCACCGTTCTTTATATTTCCGAAGACCCTGAAATTCCAAATGCGTCAGAATCGTGGTCTACTCCTGTGGGAGGAGTATTTGTTCTTCGTCCACGTGGAGGAATTGCTTCTTCTTATACAGAAGAGGAATTTCAACAAGAGTATACTGAAGTTAAAGTTGTAGTAAATTCCGAACCACATAACGCCATGGGTTTTGGACAGATCGGAACTCTTGGCGCCGGTGGTACAGCTACGGTTTCGGTAACATTGATTCCCGCATTTAATGATGTTAATTATCAAGCGGTGGCTTCCATTGCGGGAGATATGAGCATTTTGGGTTCTATCGAAGTTCAATCGTGTTCTATCGTTGATCCTTCCCATGTTGATGTTGTCGTTAAGAACAAATCTCTCCTCTCACTGAGCAATGGAATGGTTGTTGTTCAAGCAATTAAGTAAGGGGTAGAAATGGGATATGGGCAAGAAACACACACTGATTATGCCGTGTATCGAGTAACGCTGAATCATAACCCTAGTGGTAATCGTGTGGATCTGGATTTTAATCCTTATCGTTTGGATGGGGCCGTAATTCCAGAATCACAACGAGATAACCTTTTTCAAGGATTTCTCACTCATCTATCCACTCTATCTAATGTTTCCATTGTTTCTGCATCTAAAAATGGTAAGTATACAGTTCCCGTAACTCCATAGTTTAAGAAAGGAGTCACCATGATTAGCTTTACTAGTAGTGGCTCCTTCAAAAAAATGGAGTCATTTCTTGGAAGATCATCAAAAGTTGATATCCTAGGAATAATGAATTCTTGCGGACAACGAGGAGTTATCGCTCTTTCTTCAGCTACCCCAGTCGATTCAGGAAAAGCAAAATCTTCTTGGAGTTATAAAGCAACAAGAAGAGGTTCTGTATATTCTTTAGCGTGGTATAACTCAGATACAGAAAATGGTTTTCCAGTAGTCATTATGCTTCAATACGGATATGGGACGGGCACAGGAGGATTTGTGGAAGGTCGAGATTATATTAATCCTGCTATTCGCCCTATATTTGACGATCTAAGTCACAAAATATGGAAGGCGGTGACATCCTCATGAGCACATCAATCGATACTAAAGTTGTCGAAGCTAAGTTTGACAATAAGCAGTTTGAAGCCGGTGTCAAACAGACTATGGGCTCTATCGATAATCTCAATAAAGGTTTGAGGTTTGAGGGTGCCACAAAGGGAATTCAAGATGTTGCGTCGGCGGTTAAGAATTTTTCACTGAGTCATATTTCTAACACCGTTGACTCCATCGCTGATCGATTCCGAGCGATGTCTATTATCGCTATTACTGCTCTCCAAAATATTACCAATCAAGCGATTTATACAGGAGAGAATCTCCTTAAATCTCTTTCTGTAGATCCAGTGAAAACCGGTCTTGAAGAATACGAGACAAATCTTAATTCAATCCAGACAATCCTTGCCAATACAGCGTGGCAAAAGACTGGTTTGAATGATGTTACCAAAGCACTTTCTATACTTAATGAATATTCTGATCAGACGATTTATAACTTTGCTGAAATGGCAAGAAACATTGGTACCTTTACCGCCGCGGGTGTAAAACTTGATGTCGCAACTGCAGCCATTAAAGGTATTGCTAATCTTGCGGCTGTTTCGGGCTCAAATGCTCAACAAGCTTCTACAGCTATGTATCAACTTTCCCAGGCGATAGCTGCGGGTAAAGTAACATTGATGGACTGGAATTCAGTCGTCAATGCCGGCATGGGCGGTAAAGTCTTCCAAGATGCTTTGATGGAAACAGCTCGTGTCCACGGTGTGGCCATCGATAAGATGGTAAAGGATGCTGGTGGTTTCCGAAATACTTTGGAAAACGGATGGCTTACTGGAAAAATCCTCACTGAGACTCTGAGTAAATTCACTGGAGATCTCAACGCCAAACAGCTAAAGAATATGGGTTATAACAAGCAGCAAATTGCCCAGATTCTTCAAATGGGTAAAACGGCTCAAGAAGCAGCTACTAAAGTTAAAACCATGTCCGCCCTTATCAACACGCTGCAGGAGTCTGCAACGTCTGGTTGGGCTCAAACATGGGAAATCATTTTTGGCGATTTTGAAGAAGCTCGTAGTCTATTCACTAGTGCTAACGACGTTCTTGGCGGATTCATTAAAGAATCCGCAGATATGCGAAATAAGGTTCTTGGTGATTGGAAAGAACTTGGAGGAAGAACATTCCTCATTCAATCCATCTCCAATGCCTTTAATGCATTGAGAGCGATTATTAAACCCATCAAGGATGGATTCAGAGAGATCTTCCCAGCAAAAACTGGAGCACAACTATTCGCCATGACTTCTTCTCTTCGAGACTTTACCAACAGTCTCAAAATAGGAGGAGAAACAGCGAGTAAATTGAAACGGACTTTTGCTGGATTGTTTGCCGTTCTTGGCATTGGTTGGGATATTGTTAAAGCAGTATTCAAAACCATACTCCATCTCGTTGGTGCTATTGGAAAAGGTTCTGGTGGAGTTCTCGATTTCACTGCAAGACTTGGTGACTTTCTTGTTAAGCTTCGTGAAGCTATCAAAGAAGGAAATGTCATCGAGAAAGTCTTTGAGAATATCGAGAATGTTCTTAAAGCTCCTTTGAAATTGATTCAACTCATTGGTCAAGCTATTGGTAATTTGTTTGGTAAGTTCAGTAGTGATAAAGCAATTGATGGTGTCGACAAACTTGGTGAAAAATTAGAACCTCTTGAAGGTGTTACTGGAGCGATCTCTAAAGGATGGAAAGGTGTTCTTTCCATTATCGAAAAGGTCGGTAAAGTTATCGTCGATATGACGTATAGCGTTCTCAATTTCTTTGGGAATTTTGGGGCATACATCAAGAATGGGTTCGAAGGTGTTAGCGTAACGCATCTTATTGGTGGCGGTGCGGTAGCACTTCTTGGTACTCTTGTAACCATGCTTGTCAAGCTATTCACGGGTAGTGCTGGTGGTATTATGGGCATCATCAATGATGTTCGAGAAACCATCGGAAAAGTTACGGATGCTTTCAATTCTTTGCAAAATACACTGAGAGCCACTACTCTTCTTCAAATTGCTCTTGCTATCGGTGTTCTTACTCTATCCGTTATGGCTTTGTCTAAGATCGATTCCGAAGGTCTTACTAGAGCTTTGGCAGCAATAACAATCATGTTTGCCCAATTGGGAACAGCTTTATTCTTGTTTGAAAAACATCTTGATATTAAAGACATTGGTAAAATGTATGCCATTGTCGGCGCCATGGTGGTTCTTGGAATTGCCATTCGTATTCTTACCTCTTCGGTGAAAGAACTTTCTGATCTTAGTTGGCAGGAATTGGCAACCGGCCTTCTTGGAGTTACCGTTCTCATTGCCGGATTGGTTGCGGTTGTTCAGAACATGCCCAATGATGTTAAAATGTTTGCCACGGCAATTTCATTGAATGTTCTCGCTCTTGCTGTAAAAATGCTTGCAAGCACAGTGAAAGACCTAGCTTCTTTGGATTGGCAGCAATTATCCAAAGGTCTTCTCGGTGTTGGAGCTGTTCTTGGTGGATTAATACTCTTTACTAAATTTGTCGAAGCGGATAAGGGCGGTCTCGGTCAAGGATTGGGCCTCCTACTTCTTGCTACGGGAATAAAGATCCTTGCAAGTGCAATCATGGATTTGTCTGGGCTTACCTGGGAACAGTTGGGTACAGCCATGACGGGTCTTTCTGCAGGCCTTCTTCTTATGGGCGCCGCTATTAAATTATTCCCTCCAGATACAGTTCTTGCTGCTCTCGGCATTATCAGTATGGCTGGTGCCATCGCCATCATTGCCGATTCGCTTGAGCAGATGGGTAAAATGAGCTGGGAAGGAATTGGACGTGGTCTTACAGCTATTGCCGGCTCTTTGGCTATTGTAGCAGCTGCAGTATCTCTGGTTCCACCAACGGCCCCTCTATCGGCAGCTGGAATCTTGATTGTCGCTCTAGCTTTGGGTATGATAGGTAAAGCATTTAAGAGTTTGGGCGATATGTCATGGGAAGCCATAGCAAAAGGTACCGTAGCTCTTCTGGGGGCCTTAGGAGTGATTACAGCGGCTTTGCTGATACTCCAAGGAGGTATCGGGGGCGCTGCGGCTTTGTTGGTTGTGGCCGGCGCATTAGCTGTTCTTACTCCAATTCTCATCACTCTAGGTAACTTGTCATGGGAACAAATAGGTAAGGCTCTCGCTGTTCTTGCTGGATTCTTCATCGTTCTAGGTGGTGCTGGAGCATTACTTGGTGCGGCAGTTCCAGCATTACTTGGTCTAGGTGCCGCTGTGCTTCTTCTCGGCGTGGGCTTACTTGCTGCCGGAGCGGGTATTCTTGCTTTCTCCATAGGCTTGAAAGCTTTGAGTCTTTTGGGTGCAGATGCAGCAGACACCATGGAAAAATTCTTGATAAAGATGATTGGCCTCATTCCTCTGGTTGCTCAGAAGATTGGTGAAGGTGTTATCGTCTTTGCTCAGGTTATTTCTCAAGCTGGTCCCGCCATCTTCCAAGCTATCACTACCGTTCTTCTATCCATGATTCAGGCCATTGAAGAGTTGACGCCTAAGATCATTCAGGTGCTGTTTAAACTTCTGGTTCTTCTTCTTAAGGAAATGGAAACAGCAGTTCCTCTCATGGTTCGATCTGGGTATAAAATCCTGATCGGTATTCTTGAAGGCATTCGTGATAATATTCAAAAGGTTGTTACGGTTGCTCTTCAGATTGTGTCTAAATTCATTGATGGTATTGCGGATGGTCTTCCGGATATTATTCAATCTGGATTTAACCTCATCATCAAATTCATTGATGGTTTGACAAAGGCTATCGATGATAATGCTGAAAAGATGGGTAAGGCTGGCGGGAAGTTGGCCGCAGCCATCGTCAAAGGTATAGCAAAGGGAATTCTAGCAGGGATCAAAGAAATCAAGAATGCTGCCGTCGACGCCGCTAAATCGGCACTAGAAGCAGCTAAAGATTTCTTGGGGATTAACTCACCTTCTAAAGCTTTCATGGAAGTGGGTAAATTCTCCATGCAAGGAATGGCCGCCGGTATATCCCGATACTCCACCCTCGTATCGGATTCGGCTACAAACGCTGGACAAACGGCTGTTCGCTCTCTTAAGGATTCCATGTTCGATATCAATACGATGGCTTTGGCGGACATGGACTTTAATCCTACTATTACTCCAGTTCTCGATCTCACCAAGGTGAAGAAGAATGCTGAGAGTATTAGTGGATTCTTTGCCATTAAACCTCTTTCTGTGGAATCCACGTTGTTGAATGCTGAAGATGCTTTTATGGAGCATCAGAACAGTCAAAATGGGAGAGATAATAGTGGCGATCAGCCTCCGGCCAGTAGTTATAATTTCAATCAGTATAACTATTCTCCTAAGGCTCTTTCCTCCGGGGAAATTTATCGTCAGACAAACAACCAGCTATCGGTCTTGAAGGGAGCTCTGCCGAAATCATGATTACCAAAGTGGAAACACGGAACTCTATCGGCGAGCTTTTGAGTCTGACCCTAGACGATGTCACGGATGGCTATATCGTAGAAGATATTGGGGGTTTAGGTCCAGTCAAGGCCTCTATATCTTCATCGCCTTATGCCAAAAGACCAGGCGCTAAATTCCAGTCTAGTCGTCGAGAATCTAGAAACATCTTGTTCAAAGTAGGTTTGGAACCGGATTACAGTATAGATACAGTGTTCTCTCTGCGTCAAAAACTGTATGATTATTTCTTGACAGAATCTCAAGTGTTTATGAAGTTTTATTTAGGTGACGGATCGATATGGGATATCGATGGTATTGTTGAATCATGTGATCCTGACATATTCACCAAAGAACCTCGAGTGAACATCTCGGTTATTTGTCATGAGCCCGATTTCATAGACATTACGGACGAAGAAGTTACTGGAGATACTACTTCGACAAGCACTGAAACTCTTATTTCTTATCCAGGTAATGTCAAAACCGGATTTGTATTTGTTCTTAATGTCGATCGGACACTGACTGATTTCACCATCTATATGAGAGGCCCAGATGATGCTATTCGCAGTTTGGATTTCTCTGCAGACTTGGAAGCCGGCGACGTATTAACCATCAATACTGTTGAAGGATCTAAAGGAATTACTCTTGTTCGATCGGGAACGACGAGTTCTCTTTTGTATGGTAAACCGGACGAATCGCCCTGGCTTGATTTAGCTAAGGGGAATAACTATATCCGAGTATATGCTACAGGCGATCCCATTCCTTGGGAACTCACCTATAATGCTCGATATGGAGGCGTTTAATGGATGTGTATACCCTCGATAGTCTCTATCGTCGACAGCAGATTGTGGAAAATTATGAATCTTTCATTTGGACCGAGAGATTCAGAGCTGCTGGTGATTTTGAAATCATGCTTCCTTCGACGTTAGAGAATCGTAATCTCTTGCCCATCGGCACTAAGTTGGCTCACAATAAAACACGTCGTGTGGCTGTGGTAGAGACTATCGAGGATATCACGGATGATGAACAAAGACTCATACTCAAGGTCAAAGGAAGGACTCTTGAGTATATTCTTGATAGTCGATTGGCTCGAGGTACTTTAGGAGATCTCACCGCAACTCCTAAGTGGATACTCACTGGTCTTCCCGCGGCTATAGCTCGACAGTTGTTCCATGATATTTGTGTTACGGGAATTTTAGATTCTGGCGACATCATTCCTTCCATAGTTGAAGGTAGTGAGTTATTTCCCGACGATACCATTGATGAACCCACCGGTACCGTATCTTATGAAATAGACATGATGAGTCTTTATCAGGCTCTGAATGATTTATGTAATGTGTATGATATGGGATATCGTATCGTCAGAGGACCAGACACTTCCATCATTTACTTTGATGTTTATATGGGATGTGATCGTACCACCGGTCAGACAACGCTTCCCGCAGTGGTTTTCAGTCTTGATATGGACAATTTGAAGAATACCAGTGAGTTGACCACAACGGCTCTCTACAAAAACGTAGCATATGTCATCTCTCCGGTTGGTCATGAAGTTGTCTATGCTTTGGATGTAGATTCTAGTATTTCCGGATTTGATCGACGAGCCTTGTTTATCAAAGCGGATGACATTACCGACACAGATCCGGGTGTTGCTTCCGATAAGATGATTCAACGAGGCACGGAAGAATTAGCCAAAGCTCGTCCCATCTCAGCTTTCGATGGAGAAATTGATCAGGATAGCGGTTATCGTTACGGTATAGACTTCAATCTTGGTGATCTTGTTGAGCGTCAAAATGGGAGTGGATCCGCAACAATTATGCGTGTAACGGAACAAATCTTCATTTCCGATAAAGAAGGGGATAAAGAATATCCCACGCTTTCCGTTCATGAATTTGTTACAGCGGGATCGTGGAATTCTTGGAATCCTGATGAAGATTGGGATGAAGTTGATGTAGAATTGGACTGGGACGAAGCGTAAAGGAGAAGTCGCATGGCTATTGGAGATGAAGCGCTCGCAGCTGGCTATCCTCTTGTTCCCGGCACCGGTTCGGATACAAGTAAGGTAAAAAATGGAGCGCAAGAAATTAACCGCACAAGAGATTTCATTGCTCAATTGAAGGCTCTTATTCCCATCAGCAAGACTGCTTACCGCACTGCTTCGGGAATTACTTCAGGAACAGCAGATCCCACGGGCGGTAACGACGGGGATATTTACTTTAAGATTATCGCGTAGGTGATATCGTGACTGATTACGATAAGTCTACCGGTAGTTCAGGTACTATGAGGATTAGGGATCTGGGTTCCACTATCGAGTTTTGGATTACTTCAGGTAATTCTACAACGTGGAACTCGGCCCTTCCTTATGGATGGACGGTCAATGGTAGTACAGGAACGTCAACGTATAACTACCAGCCTAATGCTGGATGGGAAAAACTACGATCCTTTACTGTCACTACCTCTCAAACGGTAACGTTTCGTCTTTTCGATACAGGAACTAGCGGCTTCGGTGGTCCTACTACACATAGCGTGTATATCGATCGTGCAACGGTTCCTGCAGCACCCAGCTTGCCGACCCTGGCAAACATCACTTCAACCTCAGTGGATGTGTCATTTACCGATGGCTCTAATGGTGGAGCATCTATAGATTCTCGACAAATCGGTTATGGCACAAATTCATCGGCGCCCACCACAACAGTAAGTTCAGATGGATCCACCACCATTTCGAGCCTTACTCCAGGTACCCTCTATTACTTCTGGGCACGTACGCACAATTCTAAGGGGTATAGCGCATGGTCTGCGCGAGCCCAAACCACAACCTTAAAAGTTCCGGATGCTCCTAGTACTCCGATTCTTACCGATATTTCTCCTACATCGGTAACAGTATCGTGGACTCCAAATAGTGATGGCGGTTCTGCTATTACTGCTTTTGAGGTGGGATATGGAACTAGTTCCTCAGCACCCACGTCGACTTCCACAGGAACCTCTCCCAAGATCATCTCTGGTTTGACTCCTGGCACGACATATTATTTCTGGGTAAGGGCTCAGAATTCAGTAGGGTGGGGTCCATATTCTGCATCAGCAAGCGTTATGACCATTGCCGGCGTGCGTATCAAGGACGGTGGGGTGTGGAAGATCGCTGTACCCTATGTTCGCGATGCTGGGGTATGGAAGCTTGCTCGTCCATATGTCAAATATCTTGGGATATGGAAGGAAACTATATAATTTCGACCGTCTTCCACTACGGGGAGGTAGATATGGAGGAATCATGGGCGGTTGGATAACAACGACTTTCTTCACATTATTTGGAGTAGTCATGGGGTCCTCCGGTTTCTGGGCGTGGTATACGCACCGGGAAAAAAGACGGAGTGCCTCCACTCGTCTATTAATGGGCTTGGCCAGTGTTGAGCTAAGTCAGCGAGGCATGAGTTATGTTGAGCGTGGGTGGATAACCAAGGATGAGTTTGAGGAATTTAGAATTCTGTTTTATGAGCCTTATAAAGCCATAGGCGGAAACGGTTTGGTCGATCGTATTATGCATGCGGTCGAGAGCCTTCCTCTCAAAAACCCTCCTCTTTATGTTGAGTTATCCAACCCCCGTCGCGAACAGGAGAAGGGTTATGACAGAAAACCCACAGAAGGCGTCACTCGGGCCTCTATTGAACAACCGTTCTTATGATAAGCTCAAATGGGTAGCAACAATAGTTCTTCCCGGTTTGGCGGCACTATATTTGGGATTGTCACAGATTTGGGGATTTCCTTATACTGAAGAAATTGCTGCCACCATTACCGTAATCAATACTTTTCTCGGAATTTTACTGGGTGTCTCTTCGAGAAATTATAACAACAGTGAATCTCGATATGATGGAAACCTTACTGTTGTTCATACACCCGAAGGTGAATCTCCAGATTTTGTCTTGGCATTGAACAGTGATGATGCGATGAACGTTATTCCACAGAAAAATGAAGTCATCTTTAAAGTCACCGTTCGTTAATGGGGATCGCAAGGAAAACATGGCTTATAATGAGAACCCATGTGATCAAAGGAGAACGCCATGTTCAACCGTATCCCTTGGAAGAAGAATCCTTCGCTTAACGACATCATCAGCACTCTTGAAACTCATATCAAGGAGATGCATCCGGATAGTGAGGAATACTCGAAGCTTGTTGACCAGCTCGGCAAACTGTACCAGATGAAGGAACGTAATAGTTCCTCTCGGGTCAGTCCTGACGCACTGGTTTCAGCAGCCGCGAGTATTCTTGCCGTCCTGCTCATCCTCAACCATGAGAAACTCGGTGTGGTGACGTCGAAAGCTATGGGCTTCATCCGGATCCGATAACCCGACGATTCCCCAACGTCAAAATGGAAGCCAAGAAAGGCGTGTAAGAAGAAAGTTTATGCTTACACGCCTCTTCTTTTTACATGGTATATATTTTTTTCTTTCGCAAGAAAAACACATCCTATAATGAGAACCCTTGTGGTTCGAAGATTAATCGTACATTAATTAATATCCTGAACTAGGGATATTAATTATCTTTATATCCCATTTCCATGAAAGGAATCATCATGAGCATCAACAACATGTTCGACGGTGCAGCAAAAACGATCGGCGATGCCACCAATCTCAACAAACCTTCTCAGGTGAAGTTGATTAAAACGGGTTTGGTTATCGGCGCGATCTACTTTGGCACTCGATATCTTCAGAGTTTGCTCGGCAAAAAGTAACCCAAAAAATTCCCCAGAGGGAATTTTCGAATAAGCCTCGCAAGAAAAACATGGGTTATAATGAGAACCCCAGTCCCAGTTAAGGAGCTTATTATGACCCGCGACCAGAAGATCGCCGTTGCCAAGATTGCCGTTGTCACTGCTGTTACCATTGCTACCCACATTGGTTCCCGCATGATCATCGCCAAGACCCTTCGCACCGCGTTCCCCATCGACAACAATACCTCCAACTGAACCCCTCAACAACCATAGACCACACTGTTATTCCGGTCCTATGGTTTTCACTGTACTTCCCTGCAGGTCAGGTTATTCCGGGGGCCGTCTTTGATTGCGCATCGAGGCGGCTTTTGAGTTGATCTGCAGGGACTATTCTTATCACCCCCTAGTATCGGAAAGGTAAGGCAATGTCTAGTATCACCCCTCTCGTGATTGACCTTCTCGACACTTTCCTCATCGTCGCGAAGGTGGTGTTGGGAATTCTTGCAGTAACCATGGGACTGGGAATCCTCTCCTTCTTGATGGAAAACTCGAATTTCGCTTTTCCCGCCATTCAATATTTGTCTATTGCGGTATTCCTGGCGGTTCTTCTGAACTCCAGCTGGGCCTGGTTGAATAAGATCTTCAAGCCGATGAAAGAACATCGGAAAATGAAGAAGATCCGCAATCAATACGAAGCGAAACATCGAGCTATTCAGGAGAAGAAATGGTACGGATTTATCCACGCTTTAGTCGAAGAAAAGAAAAGCCTCCGTACAAAGCCGTTATTCTGATCCTGATCGTTATGGCTTTCGGCGGTTTTCTTCAAACCTGTATCTGAACCACATCGCCCCTCGAAAGAAAGACGCACCATTGTGGGAGCTGAATTTATCTTCTACGCCTACGGTTCTTTGATGATTCTTATCGGAATCATCATTCTTATTTTGCTGGTGAGGAGTTCGAAATCCGAAAGCCGGCAAAATGGAGAACGTCATTCGTCTCGAGAAAAGGAGTTTCGTCTCAAAGAAAAAGAACGACGCGCTCTAGAATCGGGCGTATATTACACGAAGTCGCATCATTTCGACAGCTTTGACGAGTTGATAACCCACATTCGGAAGAAGAGTACTTCATGAATTTCAGCAGTATGATCAAACAAGCGGGGAGGCTTGTTTCTCGTCATTCACCGGCTATTCTCGTAGGCGCCGGTGCCGCAGGTGTGGTTCTCACCGCAATTCTTACGGCCAAAGCATCTTTCAAAGCTGCTCGAATGATCGACGAAGAACAACAGCGCCTTGACGAGGGGGAGCAAAGCCATCCTCTAGACATGAAAGAAAAAGTAGACCTTGTATGGAAGGTCTTCATTCCACCGGTGGGAACTGCAGTCCTTACCGTTGGGGTTATTATTTGTGCTCATCGGGCGAGTGTTCGTCGCGCAGCCGTACTGACCGCGGCATATGAGATCAGCACTCGAGCTCTCGACGAATATCGAGAGCAGGTGGTAGACACCATCGGTGAGAAGAAAGAACGGGGCATTCAAGAACAGTTATCTCAGAGACGCGTCGATCAAGGGTATCCTCAAGCCACACATGTTGTGGTATTGGGGACCGGCGAAATTCTTTGCTACGAGCCTTATACCGATCGAACATTCAAGAGTAATCATGAAACCATTCATCGAGCCGTCAATGCCGTCAATGCCAAGATCAACAATCAAGGTTATGCGATGTTGACGGATTTCTACGAAGCCGTGGGTCTTAATCGCACTAGCATTTCCGATGAGATTGGCTGGTGGGGAAATCAAATAGAAATATCCACCGATCCGGTCTTCATTCCTGATGGTCATCAAACCGTCGGCATGGCGATTAACTACAAGAACCCTCCGGGGTTGGACAAAAGCAAATTTCGCCATTAGCGAACATGTCGAGAGACATTTCAGCAGTATAATCTGCTAAATCATCTTCCCAAAAGAGAAAGAGAAAAACATTATGTCGGACACCAAGAAGATCGTCGACGCTGCTGTTCCGGTTGCTCAGAAGGCCGCTGAGGCGGCGCCGGCTCTGATGGACAGTGGTATGAGCGCGGCGATCGATGTCATCGACACCGCTTCCAAGAACAAGCGTGGAATCCTCGTGGCGGGGGTGACGGCACTTGCCCTGGTCACCGTCGGAACGGGCGCCTACTTGCTCATGAAGCGTCGTGCAGCGAAGAACGTCGATGAGGTTGCTGATGTCGAGGTGACCGAGACGGAGAAGGTCGTTGTCGATAAGAAGACGACCAACGAGAAGCGCTGAATCATATTTCCGTAGGGTTCTTGCTGAGGGGCAGGAACCCTACTTTCACCCCTCAACTGAAAGTAGAGAAAAGTGCTCAAGAAGGAAATCGCTTTCGAGGATTTCGAGGGAAAATCGAGAGTCGTTATCGAGTATTTCCACATGTCCAGAACCGAGCTGGTCAAGAAGTACGGCGGTGATGGAGGGCAGAACTTTCTGAACCACATGCAGGTTCTCATCGATAAGAAAGACACCCAGGCCATGATCGAGTCCATGGAGACCATGGTTCTTGCTGCTTATGGCAAGCGAGTGTCCGACGACGTCTTCGACAAGGGTGAGATTCTTCCCGGCCAGACCATGAGTGAATATGCTCGGCAATTCAAGGGGTCCCAAGCTTTTGACGCACTTATGCTTGAGCTTATGACCAGCGCCGAGGCATCTTCCAACTTCCTTTTGGGAGTGATGCCCAAGGGCATCATTAACGAGAAGAATACGGCTCAAGTGAAGATGATGGCGCTAGAACTGGATAGCGGGACTCGATCTACTAGTGAGGTTATCGCTGATATGGAAGCCGGCATAAGCTTCGAGGAGATCAAGCCCGAGTCTAAGAATACCGATCGAGTGCTTCAGGCAATGGAGAACAAGGCTCGTGAGGACTTCCTTGGACAAAAGGCGTATGAGGAGTATTCGGAGCAGGAGCTCCTGAGTCTGAGTGATGACGAGTTCAACGCTCTGGTGGGGACCGACATTACCAAGATGTCTCAGGATCAGTTCAATATGGTTCACCGTCGACGAATGAGTCGATAGTTATATTTGGGAGTCAGCAAAGACGATGGGGGTTCTCAAGAACAATCTCTCCTTAACAGTCGTCTTATTCCGGATGCTCGACTTTAAACGACAGCCGTGTAATCACCTCCCCGTGGATTAACATGCGCCCATCCCAACTCGCAGGAAAAACATGGGTCTTAATGAGACCCTACTTCACAGAAAGACGTCTTATGAATTTCACGATCGGCAAGAAAGAATACACTGTCGATAAAATTGACGTGGTTAAGAAGGTTCTCGGCTATGGCGTCACGTACGGTGTGGGCATCATTGTGTACAACATCGTCAAGAATCATCTTCCGGCCGATCTGAAGATTCACAAGAAGATCGCCGTTGCCCTCGGCGCCTGGGCCCTAGGAAACATCGTTCAGAATGCCGCAGAGGCATATACCAACGAGTTTATCGACGAATGCGTCAAACATGCGGCCGACATTAAGATCGTCGTCGAAGAGTTTCAGCAAGAAATGAAAAACGAAAAAAATGCTCGGCACAGTGCATAGCCCCTCTAACTAAAAGACTGTAACTTAGTCTTTTAGTTTTGTCTGAGATAGAGGAAAACATGGAGCAATTTCCGGGAAATAGCCAAGCATCCAGGCGAAACCCGATATCGAAGCCGGAACCTCAGAAGGAAGAGGAGGCTAGGGCTGAAAAAATCATTTCGGGGAGACTGGTTCGTCGCAAGAAGCCACTACTTTCTCGTCTGAAAGAAACATTCATCGGTGATAATACCGATGGAGTTCTTACGTATGTCGCTTTCGAAATCGTTATTCCGGCCGTCAAAGACGTCATCGTCGATGTTATCACACAAGGCGTTGAGCGAACTTTGTATGGAGGGGAATCTCGTCCTTCAAGCCGGCGATCGGGAAATCGAACATATACCAGCTACAACAACATGTCTCGTCCAACCCCTTCTAACAGATTCAATCGAGATGAACCTCGGTCTATGAGTCGGAATCCTCGAGGACTTCACCGATTCGATGAGATCATTCTCGACAGTCGATTTGAGGGCGAAGAAGTCATCGATGCTCTTATCGAGCGTCTCGATAAATATGGCGCTGCTTCTGTGGCAGATCTATATGACTTTGTCGGTGTGACGGGGGACTACACCGATGGTAAATATGGATGGAAGGATCTACGTTCGGCTAAGGTCACTCGAGTTCGAGAAGGATATCTCCTCGATCTACCGAGGCCTGAGCATTTGGACTAATATATAGAATCGCCTCTCAAGGAAAATGTCATGAGTATCACTGCAAAACGAGAAGCTGTCAAAGGAGCATACGGCGGCAATAAATGGCGCCAAAGAGTGAATAATATGCCTGATGAGCAGATCATCGCCATTTACCAGAACCTCAAGAATCAGAATAAGGTGTAATATATGAATCTCAGGAACCTCTCGAATATGATTACCAGCAGAGCTGGTCGTCAAATATTGAAGGCTCGTAAACACTCTCCGGTTATCCTTTTTACTGTGGGTACCGTGGGAATGGTCGCCACCGTCGTCCTGGCTTGCCGAGCCACCCTCAAGATGCACGATATTCTTGACGAGCACGAGGAAGAGATCCAGGCGGCAAACAAGATCCATGACAGTCTGGATAAGTACTCGGATGATGAGAACAAGAAAGACCTGGTTCGCATCAACGTCAGCACTGCTCTGCGAATTGCTCAGGCATATGCGCCGGCAGTAGGGATCGGTCTTCTTTCTATCGGCGCTCTTACCGGATCGCATATCGTTCTCAATCGACGTTATATCGGTATGACGGCTGCGTATGCGGCCATGCACAAGGGATTTGATGAGTACCGCAAGAGGGTCGTCGATCAGTACGGTAAAGAGGTCGATGAACATCTTCGATATGGAGTTCAGCTTAAGGAGATCGTGGAGGAAGGATCTACGGGTCCGGAAATCAAGGTCGTCAAGCGAGCGGCTGTTGGTTCTCATGGATCTATTTATGCCAAGTGGTTCGATGCCGGCTCGAGAAACTTCCAGCGGGAACCACAGTACAACGTCTACTTCCTTGGCGCTCAGCAGAGGTTCTTGAATGAGAAGTTGCAGGCTCAGGGACATCTCTTCCTGAACGAGGTCTACGATGCTCTGGATCTTCCTCGTACTCAGGAAGGCGCTGTTGTGGGATGGCTGAAGGACTCACATCTCAAGCTTGGTTCTGATGGAAAGCCTATGGGTGACGGGGCTCTGACCTTCGCCGACGATGTTCTTTATGGGGAATCTCAGGAAGCACGAGAATTCTTCAACGGCGTCAACAAGGCTATTCTTCTCGACTTCAATGTCGATGGACCCATCTGGAACCTTATCTAAGGAGAAATCCATCCGATGAACATCAAAAAGGTATTGGGATATACCATCCCACCCGTTGTTTCGTTGCTGATCGGCGCTGCTTTCGGGTACCAGTACGCCAAACGTGAACTCGAGGACGAGTACGAGGACATGCTTGTCGAGGAAGTCATGAGACTTCGTGAATCTTATAAGCTGAAGTATAAGAAGGACGAGTACGAAACCCCCGAAAAAGCAGAAAAGGCCCTTGCTGATCGACGTCTCCAGCAGAGAAGGGATGAAGCGGTTGAGACGTTTACAGGAAAGCGAAGTGGACAGCAAATTCCTGTGAGAACCGCTCGTCCAACGGAGGACCTCTCTGAGAGAGATCTTCAGGAGATCGCAGCATCTCTCGCTGAAGAAGAAGGTTATATTCAAGGAGATCACGGGGAGGAGCTTGACGTGGAACCCGGTCTTTTCGATCGACAAAAACCTTACATCATCTCTGTCGAAGCATTCTTGCATGAGAACATGAACGATTTCGATCGTCCGACGTATACATATTACAGCGACGACGATGTTCTTGCGGATGAAGACGGATCTCCCATCGAGGATATCGACGAGATGGTGGGGCGAGAGAATCTCGACAAATTCGGGCACATGTCCAAGGATCCAGATCTGCTGTACATCCGCAATCATCTTCAACAGAAAGATATCGAGCTTCGCATCGTTCGAAACTCATACGCCAATCTGATCAAGGGAGCGGTTGACGATGATAGGCCTCCTCGACACATCCGAAGGGCGGCATAAGCTGTCATGAGCAAGCCGATTGATGAGTCATATTTTCTATGGCTCTGTCAAAAAATCGGCGAAGAGGATACCGGAAATCCGCATAAGACGTATTGGAATCTTCTGCGAATTCTTTATAAAAAGGAATTCGTATATATCATTCCTCATGACAACAACCGTGCTGAAGACGGAAAGGATTTACGGTCTGAGTTCGTCGCCGATCAGGGAATTATGCCCGATTCTGGTTGGATGAATATGGGCTGTTCAATGTTGGAACTCCTCATTGGTTTGTCGCGTCATCTCGCTTTCATGTCCGAGGGAGAACTTCGTGCATGGTTTTGGGAGTTGATTGAGAATCTCAATTTGGAGAAATACAACGACAATACTATAGAATACTCCCATCACATCGAAGAAACTCTAAATGACGTGATTTGGAGAACGTATCGACCCAATGGCAGGGGCGGATTATTTCCTTTGAAAGTCCGCCCCCCTGGGAAAGATCAACGTAATATCGAGTTATGGTATCAACTTAACGAATACGTAATACAAAAGGGTTGACGATGCGAGGCGAGAGAACGAGAGGAGGGTAGATGGACTTCTTCCAAATCATGACGAAGGAAGGTCGTGTCACTAAAGACGGTCGCGGTGGAGTTGTGGAGATTTATCCAGACTTCACCGTTGGCCGATCCAAGGATTTGATGGTCCGCGGTGGCTCTTTTTATGCCATTTGGGATGAAGGTAAACAGTTATGGTCTACTGATGAATATGATGTTCAGCGTTTGGTCGATGAGAAGCTTAAAGAGTATTCGGATAAAATGACGGAAAATGGTATTCCGAATACGGTAAAATATCTTCGATCATACACGACAAAAGGCTGGGAGAATTTCCGCAGATTCATGCGGAATATCAGCGATAATAGTCATCAATTGGATCAGAAACTGACCTTCTCCAACACAGAAGTGAAAAAGACCGATTATGTCAGCCGGCGTCTTAACTACCCTCTAGTCGCCGGTGATCATAGTACTTGGGATACCATGCTCGATAAACTCTATGCTCCCGAAGAGAGGGAGAAAATCGAGTGGACCATCGGCGCTATCATTTCCGGAGATTCAAAGAAACTTCAAAAATTCCTGGTCCTTTATGGACCAGGAGGTACCGGTAAATCAACTATTTTGAATATTATTCAGAAATTGTTTGCCGGGTACATTACTATGTTTGAAGCCAAGGCTTTGGTGGGGAATAACAACAATTTCGCTACCGAAGCGTTCAAACATAATCCTCTCGTGGCGATTCAGCATGACGGCGACTTGTCAAAGATAGAAGACAACACCAAATTGAACTCGATCATCTCGCATGAAGAGATGCTCATCAATGAGAAGTACAAGGCCGGCTACACTACCAGAATCAATGCCATGCTTCTCATGGGGACGAATAAACCTGTAAAGATTACCGATGCAAAATCGGGAATTATTCGACGTCTTATTGACGTTCATCCCACCGGTTCTCTTTTTGCCCCCAACGTGTATCACACTCATATTTCTAGAATCGATTTCGAATTGGGAGCCATTGCCCATCACTGTCTTGATGTATATCGACGGTTGGGTAAGAACTACTACAATGCGTATCGACCTCTGGAAATGATGCTTCAGACGGATGTGTTCTTCAACTTTGTTGAAGCCAATTACGATCTCTTCAAGAAGCAAGATGGTATATCCTTGAAGCAGGCGTATGCTTTGTATAAGGATTTCTGTACAGAAACAGGTGTGGACTGGGTTCTTCCGCAATACAAATTCCGGGAAGAACTCCGAAACTACTTCCAAGATTTCCTCGATAGGGCTGAAGTGGACGGTCATACTTACCGGAGCTATTATTCCGGATTTACGACCAAGTCCTTTAAAGCGACATTGAAGAGGGACACCAAGACTTTCTCCTTGGTCATGGAGGAAACAACATCTCTTCTTGATGAACTCTTGGCTCAACAACCCGCTCAATACGCCAATGAAAAAGAAAATCCGGTTAAGTATTGGACAGATGCCGAACGTATCGTCAACGGAGAAACGATCAAACCAAAATCATCGCAAGTGGTGTGTACTGTTCTTTCGGATCTGGACACGACAAAACTCCACTTCGTCAAAGTTCCTGAGAATCATATTGTCATAGACTTCGATCTTAAGGACGAAGATGGACGAAAATCTCTTGAGAGAAATCTCGCAGCGGCTAGTCTCTGGCCGCCCACTTATGCCGAGTTTAGCAAAAGTGGGGCGGGAATCCATCTCCATTACTTCTACGAGGGTGGAGAAGCCGGTATCGGGGACCTTGCTCGTGTTTACGATGACGGGATCGAAATCAAAGTCTTTGTTGGAGATTCTAGTCTCCGACGACGACTTACAAAATGCAATAACATTCCAATCGCCACGATAAACAGCGGGCTTCCCCTCAAGGAGAAAAAGGTGCTCCAAGCCGATACCATTAGGAGTGAGAAAGGTCTCAGAGATCTCATCATTCGCAATTTGAGAAAAGATATCCACCCAGGAACCAAGCCTTCGGTGGAATTTATCATGAAGATTCTCGAGGACGCGTATCAATCGGGACTTCAGTATGATGTGACTGATCTCCGATCACCGATTCTTGCTTTCTCACTCAACAGTACGAATCACAGCGACTACTGTGTGGGGCTCGTCGGTAAGATGAAATTCATCGGTATGGAGATCCCAGAGCCGGGGAAGGCGGATGAAGAACTTCCTCTGGTCTTCTTCGATGTTGAAGTGTTTCCCAACCTCTTTGTGGTTTGCTGGAGTTATGAGAATTCACCCACAGTGGTGTCTTTGATCAACCCCACTCCACAGGAGATCGAGGGTCTCTTCGCCTATAAGCTTGTAGGGTTCAACAACCGGAAATATGACAATCATATTCTCTGGGCTCGTTACATGAATTACAGTAACGAGGATCTCTACAAGTTGTCGAGCAGAATCATCAACGATTCCAGCGCTGACAAGAAGAATCTCCTCTTCAGTGGAGCATACAATCTATCATACGCGGATGTGTATGACTTCAGTTCGAAGAAGCAGGGACTCAAGAAGTTCCAGATCGAATTGGGCCTCCGGCATCTCGAGTTGGGAATCCCATGGGATCAGCCTGTCCCTGAGCATCTGTGGCCCAAGGTTGCAGAATATTGCGGTAATGACGTTCTTACCTTGAAGGACATCTTCAAAGCTCGTTATCAGGACTTTGTGGCTCGTCAGATTCTCGCTGATCTGAGTGGCCAAACGGTCAACGACACCACCAACAAGCATTCTGAAAAGATCATCTTCGGTGATGATAAAAATGCTCATGTGCATTTCCAGTACACAGACCTTTCGCAGATGTTTCCTGGATATGTCTACGATAAGGGCGTCAGCACATACCGTGGGTATGAGACGGGCGAGGGTGGGCTCGTCAAGGCAAAACCGGGGATGTACAAAAACGTTGCCGTGTTAGACATCACTTCCATGCATCCTACCTCGATCATCGAACTTAATCTTTTCGGAGATAAATACACAGCCCGATTCAAGGAAATGCTCGACGCTCGTGTAGCTATCAAGCGTAACGCTACAGCCATCAAAGATGGGAAACCCGAAGACTGGGAAACGCCCAAACGAATGATGGAAGGAAAACTCGTCAAGTACGTCGTCGATATTGAGGCGATCAAAGATCCTGATCAGAGAAGGAAAACGGCCAATCAGCTTGCCGAAGCTCTGAAGATCGTCATCAATTCGGTGTATGGTTTGACATCTGCGAAATTCGTCAACGCTTTCACTTTGAAGCAGAACAAAGATAACATCGTGGCGAAGCGCGGTGCTTTGTTCATGGTCGATCTTATGGAATTCGTTCAAGATCGAGGATATGAAGTCATTCATATTAAGACGGATTCTATCAAGATTCCCGAAGCCGACGCGGATATTGTCACAGAAGTGATGGAGTTCGGTCAGAAATACGGATACAATTTCGAATGCGAGAAGACATACGATCAATTCTGTCTTGTCAATGACGCGGTGTATATCGCTCGGGAAGACAAGGAAGCACCATATCCTAAGTGGGATGCGGTAGGCGCTCAGTTCCAGCACCCCTACGTACACAAAGCACTCTTCACCAAACAGGAATTCGAATTCAAGGATTTCTGCGAAACTAAGCAGGTTTCCAAGGGAGATATTTATCTGGACTTCGATTCGGTTAAACCCATGTACTCGGTTGATTCTCCTACACGACCGCAATTCATCGGTAAGACTGGACAGTTTGTTCCCGTCAAAGAAGGTTGTGGCGGCGGTATTCTTTATCGTATCCAGGACGATAAGCAGTACGCTGTTACGGGAACGAAAGGTTATTTCTGGGTTGAAGCATCGATGTTCGAGGAGGACACCATCGATAGAAAAGCCCTCTCGTGGGACGATATCGATATGACATATTTCGAAAGGTTGGCAGAAGAAGCCCGATCCGCTATCGACTTCTTCGGTCCTTTCGCCGACTTTGTGGCTCCGGTGTATGATTGATCACTAAATGCCGGGGGGATAGATGCGCAAGCTCATGTAAAAACAATAGATGGGCACGCATCGCAGCCGTAAATGAAGGATGGCTCTTCCATCGAAGCGGAATGGTGTGGTGTCCTCAGCACAAACCCAGCTGGGTTCATAGAGGGCGCCATCAATAATAGTATTTAGGGGACCTGTCGAAATCTGATAGGTCCCCAAGGTCTCTTTATATAAGGAAAATAACCTCAATGTCTATGTTCCATCGCGGTCAATCTCAGTTCCCGATATTCTTGAGTGAGGAATCACAACTACCCATTGGTCAGGTAGAAATGAATATTGAAGGGAAACCGCTCATGGTCATTCATCCTTCTCGAGAGACCGCGTTTTTCGAAGAAATCCGAGAATTGCTCATTCAAGGCCTCACTAAAGGTGTTTCTCTGAAACCTATTCTCACCCCTACGAGAGAAAGAAAAGAAGACATGTTGGTCGTCGAGCTTGAAGACGATTACGTTGATATCATCAACAGAGCCAAAGAGTTGCTCATCCGATACATCAACATGCAGCTTCCTTCTAGTGAGTTTTTCCAAGGGAAAATTCTCACCGTCTGGTTTTGCAAGACGTTGCAGAATTGGAAGGCCATTATGATTACTGATCTTCCGGACAACATCATGTACGAGATCACTCATAATGGAGAGAAAAATGAAACATATATCGACACCTACGAAAAGAAGTCCAACTATGTCTTCGACGGTAGTTGATATGGACAAAACATATAAGCTTATCATGGAGGCCACCGTTCAAGCTGTTCCCGTTACTCAAGAGACCGCTGCGTGGGCGGTAAGCTGGTGTAAGGGAAAATTGAACGACGACAAAACAGGAATTCTCGTTCCATGTTTACGAACCGTCAAATTAGCGTTATTTGATAAATCGCATATCACCAAAAATCTCGCCGGGGATTTTGATGTGGTGGACAATCATCGCTTCTTTCATAAATATCATCAGATAAGCAATGATGAGGGGGTACCTGGCGATCATCACAACACCTCTTCCTAAAGGAGAACCCGATGACGGATAAAAAGAAGGTTCCTCTCGTCATTTACGAAAACGGTAACAGATACGTTGTAGGAGAAGCGTATGTGTCTGTAGATGATGAAGGAAGACTCTTCCAAGTAGAAGCAACTATTAATCCATCGATAAATCCTCAAGCTGCTCATCATGCTCAATCCATGCTCAATGTTTATACCGGACCTGTTTCTTTATCCGTGGGTTCTCATTCAGCTTTCGGCGAAGTCGGAGTAGGGTGGACTCCTGAGTTGGGAGTGAAGTTTTCTAGCATGTGGAGGAAAGCCAATCCGACCTTGGGGATCAACCCTTCAGAAGAGATTCCCAAGAAAGAAAACCCAGATGTCTGACATGGCTCATACTCCTCAAGAGCACATTTCAGACGATGCTTTAACCACAATCATTAACAAATTACGTGATCGATTCGGTAGAAATCCCACCGAG